CCTCTGTCACGGTCGTCTTTGCCTTTATAGCCTCCAGGACCATCTACAAAACCTCTTTTGTCTGGTAACTTTTTACCACCACGTATCGCCATTAGATCCAATGTTCCTTTGTAATAACTTTAAAATGATTGCGCACTGATCCATCGTCAGCTAAACGTAACCATTGCACCATCTTACCTGTTCCAAGCAAATGTGTAAAGAAAGTTTTATTGAAAGCCATAGTATTATGTGGTTTGGTGTAGATAGTATCTATAACCCAAGTTCTATCACCAGTGTTCCAGTCATTAAAGCTAAGGTATTGTTTATCTATGAATTTTTGTTCGGTAGCTTGGTCTAGAAAAGCCCAACTAGTAAAACCGTACATTTCACCATTTTCATCACGATTTATAGTGTATTGGTTTAATAAAATAGCGGGGCAAACATGTCGGCAAATGTCTTCTATAGACTCATTTTGCCAATAGTGATTTTTGTAAAAAGCAACAATTTCTTGTAGCATTAAAGATGTTATCTAAGACCTAATAGTTTTAATAAATCTACTTCGCCAGTGTCTGGCATTCTATCCTGTGGTTTAATAAACTGTCCAAATTCGTCAAATTCCATGTCGCCACGTGTTGCATAACTAAAATCATTTTCACCACCAGTAGTGACTGGCTTGTTAGTACCACCTTGCATTATTAAATCTTCTACTTCTAATTCATTTGGTTCTCTTGGACCCATTAATAATTCAGCTAATTCTTCTTCTTCTCGAGGTGCTTTAGCTAACATAGGTAAACCTAATAAACTTAATAAAGCTATATTAGTTTTATTCATACCGGCACCTGGTTTTGGTTTCATTAATTTTGTTAATTCAGCAGAACCTTGTTTTGCTCCTGCAAACGGCATCATTTTTTTATTACCTAATGCTCTACCCATTGCACTTTGCATACCTTTGCCTGCGCCACTTCTACCTAATAAACTCATCAAGCCTCTTAGACCTAATCCTGCTGCTACTGGTAATACCATAATTTTAATTTCCCTGTTCTTTTATTGATGCTTGCATATTCTGTATGCCACTTTTAGCTAACGATACACTTGCACGTAATTTTTGATGTTTATCATTTTCTGAAATTTTAGTCTCAGTAAGATCTCTATTCTGTAACATCTTAGCTCGTTCTAGATTTAATTTGTCTTCAGCTTGCTCTTCTTTGCTTTGTTGGTCACGAGCTTTTAAATCTATTTCACGATCTTTAAGTTTTAGTATAGGGTCATTGTCAACTTGATTCAATATTTCTTTTTCTGCTTTAGCATAATCTTCCATAAACTCAGCAATCAATTGTGACTTCCTAGCATCAATAGATACCTTCATCATTTCACCTTGTTTCTGCATTTGCATAAACTGTGGGTTTTTTTGTGCTTGTGGCCCTTGGGTTTGCATCATTTGTTGCATTTGTTGTTGCATTTGTTCCATTTGTTGCATTTCTTTTGCAAATTCTGTTTCAATTTGCTCGCCCGCCATCAAATTTATGTGTTCCATGCAATTTGTTTGTAATTTCATCAAAGCTTTAGGGTTATTCCGCGCCATAGTAGTACCCATAAATTGTAAATGCGCCCGCATGTGTGATAAATGGTCTTGTTTTGGAAAAGCTTGAAATTTTTTACCTGCTAGACCCATAATATTCTCACTTGCTGGATCCATCGGTGACATTGGTGCTGGTGGTGGTAGTAAAATGTCTACATCTTTAACCCCAAGTGCTTCATACATATGTCGATAGGCGTGATAAATGTTGTGCAAGTCTGGATTAGACATTGCCATTTGTAATTCTGTTTGTGCAATCTGGATTCGTTGCGATTGTGAAAAAATATTCGGATCTGCAACTGGAACAATGTCCACTCGTTGATCAAAGTCTTGTGCAAATATTTCACGTTCACCACCAACAATGTCATACGGATATTGTTTAGGTAAGTAAGTTGCAAAAGCTTCTGCCATTAACATAAATTCACATTTCATACCTTGGTATAATCTTTTATGTATTGCTGACATAACCCGCGATCCGCGTTCCAAGAGTGCTACTGTTGTGCCCACGGCTGCCGATTGATTGCCATCGCCCACTTGCATATCAGCTATGCTCGCGAACCGTTGTGCACCTTGTACCACTACACCCATTAACTGGAGCAGGGTTTGTGAAGGTTCTTTAAACGGTAACGGCATAAACGCGTCCCGGAGATTACCACCAGGTGCATCTACATCACGGAACTCGCCCGGTTGTAAAGGTTGTGCTTCATCGCGTACTCTTATGCCACGCTGTTTAAATCCAGATGGTAAATTAGATAAAGTTCCTGCATCAAGTAATTGTCTCAAAGCTGCAGTTGCTGTTCTTGATAATCCACCAATCATGTGGATTAAACCAAAACCGTAAAAACCTAGTCCTGGTAAAAATTTAAAGTGTACAAAATAATCTTTACGTTTTTTTAATTGGTCTTGTGCACCATAGTTTCTTCTAATAGATAATACTGTACTTGAATCGTCATCAATAGTTACAATGTAAGGCAGTTTTAATCCGGTTTCTTCACCAGATTGTATATCTTTATCTTCAAAGCCTTCTAAATCTAAAACAACATGACACTCTAGTAGAGTATGCATTTCATTATAAGAACCTTGACTAACACCACCAAGACTATCTTTACCTTCTTTAACTGAACTTACAGAAGTGTCACTTGGTTCGTCTAACTCAACGTCACGATAAAAACCACTAATCTGTTGTTTTAATAAATCATTACCAGACATTTTAACAATATGTATAATGGTATCTGCGTCTTCTAAAGATGTAGCATTGTAAGGTACTAACAATTCTTCTGCTGGAATAAACTTAGATACGGTACGTCCAATCACAGAATCAAAATAAACTTTTTTAAAGGTAGAACCAGCAAGTGGTAAGTTAAATAACATTTGGTCAAACTCTGGTTCATACTCTTTCATCACATTCATAATCTGGTGATTCATAAAGTCTTTGACACGTTGTGCTTGTTGTTCTTTAGGTGGATCAACTCTACCTAGGATCTGTGTTCTAACTGGACCGCCTGCAGGCAGTAATTCTTTGTAAGCTAAAGCTTGAAACTGTGTGACCGCTTCGGCTAATACCGGGTGGGTAGCACCTGATGCGCCTTGAAAAGGTTCTGATCTATTTTCGTATTTAAAACCAAGTAAGTCTAAACCTTTAGTGTAACCGTCTTCCCATTCTTGTCGAGAATTTTTCATCTCATCAAAATTTTCTTGTAGGTCAGTAGCAATTGAATCCATGGCTGATTCTTCCATAAACTCTGCTAGGTTAGCTTCGTGTTGTTCGCCGCCTTCCATGCCACCAGCATTTGGATCAAAATCAATTTCAGCGCCACCGTCTTCCATCATCTCAACGTTAACTTCACCGCCTTCTTGCATTGCTTGTGGCATCGCCACATCAACCGACTCATCTAAAATTTCTAAATCTTTAGGGATAGTTTCAAATTCTTTTTCTATAGCCATTAGTAATATGTCCTTTGTTGTTCTGGCAATGGCTCATCCTCATAGTCATCTGGATGATCGACAAAGCCACCTTGTCTAAATCGCATTACTGCTTGAGTCATACTATCCACTAAGTCATCATGCTCACCTAATGGAAATGCTGCGCATTCCTCAATCACTTCCTCTGCCCACTTTGTATCCGGTGCCCAAATTTGACCAGCCTCGAATAGTGGTGCTACAGAGTTTATCCTAGTATGTTTATCATTTCCACGGCTAGGTGTAAAGTTAATAACAGGTATGCCTAATTTACGCATTTCATAAGTTAATGGCAAACCTGAAGCTTTAGCCTCCACGATCACCGTTTCGGGTTTCCAATAATCATATTGTTCTTTAGCAACTCTTCTTAACTCTGGAAACTCAAATCTGTCTTTAACCATATCTACTAGTATTAACGCCGGTCCGCTGTCCTCGCTCGGATAAAACACGCCCCAGGTCGTAATAGCACTATAATCGGCAGTTTCTTTTTTCATAAACGCCGTATCATAAGATTGAATTACATGGGTCAATGGGGGTAATTCTTCTTCCTCCCAAACTTTCCACCAATCACGTTTGATAATACTACCTTCGGCGGCAGTTGGATTCTGCTGGTATTGTGCATTCCATTTTAGT